TTGAAAAGTTTACTGGGTTACCTTACGGTGATTTACAAAGGCAAAGAAGGAAATATAAGGATGAAGAAGCTTATCATCCAGTTTACAGGAGTATGCTAGAAGATAGCTAATGTTTTTCAAAGTTATTTAATATTCTAGATAATGCATCTACATCTGTAAAACAATCTACATGCACTAATATATACCCCATCTCTCCATACGAATCGTCTTCATTCATAAAACCATACTGTATTTTAAGACAGGGTTCTAGGGTGTCTATATCTTTTCCACATTTATCACAAAAGTCCATAGTATAAGTTACTACTTTTCTTCTGGTTTTTCTACTACTTTTTCATTTTTTTTCTTTAATGTTTCGTCCATATACTTAATAAAATCATCTTTTATACCTTTGAACTCAAGAAATAAATCAAATACTCTTTCGTTTGCAACAGTATAGTTTTCTAAGTATTGTAATTTTTGTCCTATTAATGAAATAGCACTTTCAATATCTTTTCGGGTTGGTTTACCCTTTTTATTTTTTCTTGTCACTATTAATCTCCTTGTTTATGCTTTCTTTTAAAAAGCCTTCAACTTCTTTTACATAGTTTTCGGCTTTTTTTCGAAGCTGTTTTTCTCCTCTTAATTGTTTTTCAAGAGAGCTAACTTGTTTTGCTAGCTCTCTTACTTTTTCACAGCATTTCGTCAATGCTTTTTCCATTATATGTATTTCCAAGGTTAAATACCTCCTTTAACTTAGGTTTACTTTTTGGTTTAGGCTTACCATATGGAAAGTTTAAGAAACACCATAAGTTGTATACATTAAGATGTATTACACTTCTGGTAAACTTTCTAAATTGGTAATTAGGTTCTTTTATCCATTTACCCTTAGTATACAGACCATATATATCTTGAATAGGACATTCTGGGAATATTTTGTCCCATAAGTCTACATACATAAGTTGTTGTATTTCGTGAGTTTTACGATAATCACCAGTTTTTATGTCTATAATAGATAAACGACCGTTTACTTCTGCTATTATATCTGGTGTACCAGCCCAGGGTATATCCTTGTGATATAGAAATATCTCTTGGGTAAAAACCTTAGGCCTTTGTTCGTTGTAAAACTTTTCAAAAGACATTAGTGATTTTTGGATAAACTCATTATTAACAACAATTTCTTCATTGTTTAGTAAGAGCTCTATATTTTCGTGAACAGCTGTTCCTCTTTCTGCGGCTTCATCTCTAAGGTTAATTGCATTTAATCCATTTTTCATTAACCATTCATCAAAGAATTTACCTTTTGAACAAGTTTGTCCTATGATTGTTGTAACTGAAGGTTTCCAGTTTTCACTTTTACCTTGAGAGTACCAACGTCCTTCTCCCTCATGCCTCTTTATTTTTGTTTTCTTTATGTAATCGTCTATTAACAGTTTCTTCATCGAGTCTCCTAACCCATTGATTGCTAACTCCGTTTGTTTTGATTGAACTCAATCGTGGTGTAATATCGCTTCAAGTCTCTGAATACCCACACCTCGAACATGAGTATCCACAGTCTCCTCCTGAAACGATATTACCACATTGTAAACAGTTAATTATTTCCATAAATGCCTATAAATTGTTCTTGTTGATACTTTGAAAAGTATCGATAATTTACGAGGTTTGTACCCAATAAACCAAAGAATATTTATAAGCATTTTGTCAAATCTGTTTAGTTTTTTCATTCACTAGTCCTATATTTTCTAGGGTTAGCTATTAATTGTTGATAAAGCCACCAACATCGACCATTGTCAGTAGCATCTAGTATCTTTTGTCTAATTCTATTGTTATTTTCTTTTACTTGAGCTTTTATCTCTTCTTTTGTTCTGGCCATTAGTTCTCCTAATTAAATACATCTGATTTTGCAAGTTTCCTTAATATGTAATCCTTTACTCTATCATCTTGTTTTTCGACCCAATTAATAAAAGTTTTGTATTCTTTATCAGTAAGAGGGCCTTTTTTAGTATTGCAAGATGCACATATCATTTGAAGGTTGCTTTTATACGAACCTCCTCCAGATGATATTGGATGTTTATGGTCGCATACCATATTAGTTACATCAAGTTTTTTCTTGCAATATTTACAAGGTTTGTTATATGCAAAGTAAAGCATTTCGCGTATTTCAGTTAAAGAGATGCTAAATTTTACTTCATACTCTTTACTTCTTTTCTTTAAAGAAGATTTTAGAGTTGACGACTTTTTCATAAGCCTATGAAACATTCTTTTTGCATGTGTCCCATGAGTGGGACGAAGCTTACGCATAAACTTCACTTCCCACTCTTTCGGACTACGCGACTTCCGTTTGGAATGCTTAGTAATCATAACTGGTTTGTTATTTACTAATTCTTTTTCCATTAGGGGTCTTTACCATTTGGTATCTACCAAAGCCTTTATGTATGCCTCTTGAATTTTTGGTTGTGACTATGTCAAAACCTTTCTTTCTAAGATTAAATATAATAGCTGATAGTCTCCAAGCTCCAAATAGTTTAGCTGCTTGTGCTTGATTTAAAGTTTTACCTTTAAGCAAATGCATCATAACCTTTTGACTCTTTGAGTTCCTGTTTGGTCTTCTTGCCATCTTTACTTTCCTTTCCTAGGAATAAGCCTAGTTCAAACTTATAAAGTTTTACTATTAAGCTAACAGTGTCGACTAACACTCCCTTGTTGGTTCCTATACTTATTAAAAAGATATTAAATAAACTAATACCTTTTTCTTTTGGTTTATTGATGATATTTATCAATTAGTTCTCCTTAATCTAAAGCTTGGTTGCCATTCTAATTCTGTTTTAAATAGCTCACCATCAGTGTTTTTAAGTACTTCTAGTGTCTTTTTAGAACTATTAGCTTGACCATTTAAGCCTATCACTTTACGTGATGCGTTTTCTATTGCTCCTGAACCTTTACCTGCATATAAATCAAGGACTTCGTTTCTTGAATACTCTCTTGAAACTTGTGATACTTGTATTATAATTAAATCATTATTAACAGCCATAGAAGATAGTGAATGTGATATATATTTAATTTGTTCGTACTCTCCTCTAACGTGAGGTGGTGTTTCTACTAAATCAATATAATCTACTACAACTAAAGCTGGTCTTAACTCTTTAACCTTTGCTTGTATTTGTTCTAAATTAGGAGGAATAGTTTGAATAACCATATGATTAAGTTTCTCTTTATGTTCTCTGTATACAACTTGAGGCTTATCGTTTATTTCTTCTTTAGTTAAACCAGATACTATTTGCATATTTCTTCTATGCATATACCATGCTGATAATTCTAAAGATAAATAAAGTGTTGGTATTTGCCAATCAGGATTAACATCATCATTGAGAAAATCAACACCTAAAGCTATACATTGTGCTAGTGTTGTTTTACTTGAACCAGTAGGTCCAAATATTGTCACTAACTCTCCAGGATATATTTCTGTATCAGACTCACTTACTCCTAACATTTCAGCTAAAGGTAATGAACGTCCATTAAAATCTGCTGACATTCTTTCTTCTAGCTTTTGTTGTAAGTCATCTGAACTCATCACATCAATTAAATAATCTTTCCTTTTGAAGTGAATACATCTTGTTTTACAATGTTTTAACATAAATTCATCTTGACATCCGAATCTGTATCCCCTATTATAAACATACTCTACTTTTTCGACCACACTATTTTCATTTAAACTATTATTATTCCAATGTAAAATAGCAGTTTTAGCATATTCACTAGGTATTCCGTGTCTAAAGAAATGTGATGCTATTCTAAGCAGTGTTTGGTTTCTTGAGCCCTCTTGTGGGCCATTTGCCAACATTTCTTGTACACACGGTATAACATCTTTAGGTTCTACTACTTTTCGTATTTGAGTCATTCTAGGGGCTCTATTGGCTATTTTGCTTTCTAGCTCTCCATTTCCTACTAGTTCGCTATAACCAAAATCTAATCTAGATTCTTTAGCCATTTCTCTAATAGTTTCTGAATCTTTATTTAAGATTTCAGCTACTGTTAAAGGTATTTTATGAAGATTAGTTTTTTTATTTATTGTATGTTGAACACGGTAAATACCAGTTCTCATAAATATACTACTATCTATTACATCTCCAAGAATGTTTTTTAGAGTCCCTTTTACCAAATAGTGAAGGTTGTCACTACTTGGAAAGTTAAATACACTATTAGGCAAAGCAAGATGATACCCACTTCCACTGAAATATGGTTGTATTGAATAATTAATATCAACTCCTAATTCATCTATGTCTGTTATTACTCTTCTTGCTTTATTTAATGTGTATTCATCGCTATTGTCTCCTTTATCTATATCTAACAATATCCAGTCTATACTTCTTTCGCCAAAGTAATTCTTTAGCCCACCGTTAGATTCGGCATAATCTACTGCTTGTTTGGTGTATAAATAAACAGACCTATATAGCGGGGTATCAGTATTCATATGTTTTACTAAATCTGATTTTGCAATAAGTTGCCCTCTGTTACGAGGGCTACCTACTGCTATTTCAATATAGTCAAACACTATAAGTTTCCAATACCTGTTTCTGACATTTCAACATTTTGTGTTGGTGTTATATCTGATTCTGATGCCTCTTTTAGAAAACCCTTATCTTTGAACCATTTAACATCTGATTCTAATTGTTTTCTACCATTGTCATCATTTAGATTAACTCTATGGAATACACGTGTATATACTTTTCCACCTTTTTCTTTTGGCTTTTCTTTATATACATATGCTATATAGTTAAAATCTGGGTCAGTGTCAGGCATTACATTAGAAGAGTGTTTTTGATTTAGATATTTTGCAATATCGTGTATTTCTTCACCGTCTTCATTTTCCCATTTACCATCAACTGTTAATCCAGCTTTTTCTCCGATAACATCAAAGAAATTATACATTCTTTTAAGAACAGAGCCTCCTGTTATTTTTCCATCAGGACTTCTTTCCAGGTCACCTGCTATTCTTAATTGTTTAGTATAATCACTACCTTTTTGTTTTACTTCTATGTCTAAGTATATGTCAGCCCATTTATACTCTGATGATTTTTCTTCAAAGTTTAAAATAGCTATCTCACATACTCCATAAAAGTTATTACCAGAGGAAGTTCCTCCTTGTGGACGGAATATCGCCATTTATTTACCTTCACTTTCTGTTTTATATATGTTAGACCAATCAAAGTCAATACATTGGCCACGTAAGTGTTCACATCTACTACCTGCTTCTATAGATTCATCTGCTTTAAATGAAACCATTAGTTTATCGTCTTCTCTTAAGACATAACCGATAGCATCACAATCTGACATAATCAGATTCTTCAGCTTACCAGTTATATCTAAAGATTCAGGTTCAACTAGGGCTTTGCCATCTATGACAGCCCTAGCAACCTTTCTGTGTCCAACGATAATTAAATGGTCACAACAGTCTCTAAAAGCATTGATAGTATTCATTACTTTCTCACGAGCTAACGCATAACCTTTACCGAATGTTAAATCAGCAATAGATGCTACCTCATATTCTGCACAAACAGCTTTTTCAGCCCATTCTACAACTTTATCAATAGTATCTATAGCTATGTATTTAAATTCGTGACCTTCCATAGCATCTTTAAGAGTTTGGATTAACTCTTCTCGGTTATTTACTTCTTGCACATAAGCCTCGACCATGTGCGTTCCTTTTTCAGTATCTACAATCAAACAGTTATCTAATTGAGAGAGCATAGTAGTTTTACCTACTTTAGGTGCTCCGTACAATAGAAGTACTTTCGGATTGAGAGACACTGGCTTGCGTTTCTCTTTCTTTATCACTGTGTTCTCCATGTTTAATTAATGGGTTTACTTTACCGTATTCTTTTGTCATATACGGTGCTAACGACTTCCAAATATACGAATAATATGTCCTTTGATGCAAGACATTAAATACTTGTGACAACATTATGCCAGCTATTATATTAGCTGTAAATATTGTATGTTTTGCAGTACAAGGTAAATCAGGTATATCTCTACTTGGTTTCCAATTACTTAAATAGTTGTCATTGTATGCGTCAACTGTATGAATATCCATTGACAATGCTCCCATACGACCATCTACAAGTACTTTTCTATTTGAAGTTCTTATCCAGTTCATATACACTATTTTACGTATTTCCATATTATCTGGAGCCATCATTGTGCATGCAGTTACATTGTCTGTGTAACCAAATTTATCATGCTCAATAATTTCTGTGTCACAACCAAAGTATCTTACTAATTCTTTGGCTGCAGTTGTTTTTGATTCTCCTAAATAACTTTCTGGATACATTGTTGTACTTAAATTATGTTCTTCAAGTACATCAAAATCCCAGACATGAATCTTTTTAAAGCCCATTATAGCAGCTGATAGTATTAGTGCGGACCCTACACCACCAGCTCCTATAATAGTAACTTCTTTAAGATTCTTTTGGTCAATTAGGTCTTTATTCCTTAAGAATCTATCTGCCATTTATAACCATCCTATCTCTTGATTATAGCCTTTTTCTCTACAATAGGCATCAAGTTTAGCTTCAGTATTAATAGCATTTTGTCTTTTCTTTTCGAAATCAGGGTCATTACTAATGTCAGAATCATAAAATAAAGTATCTGCTTCTCTAAAAGCTTTTAGAAGTTTTTGATATTTTTTATCTTTTATTGAATCATCATAATCATCAGTAAATTCATTTACACTTGGATTAAATATTCCAGTTCTTTTATATAATCCATTGTTAAATAAATTGCCTTGTTTTCCGTTATAATACACCATAGCATTTGTATATGTTGAAGTAGTCTTTTCTTTCTTCTGTTTTTCTAAAGATTTAAGACATTCTTCAAATAGTCCAGAAGGCTTATAACTTGTGTAGTCTAAAGAAACAGAACCACTTTCTTCTTTAGTCCAATGGACTTTACCTAGCTGGTCAACCCAACTAACTGAAAATGCAAAAGGGCTTCCTGTTTTATCATCAGCTACAACTAATGATGGATACCCTACTTGATTAGCATTTTCTTTCATATGGTCTCTATCTGTTCCACTAAAGAATGCTCCTCCACCTAAATTATGGTGGCTATGTATTAACCCTTTATAACATTCTTTAAGTTTAGGATTTGCTTCATAAGCCTTCTGAATCATTTCTATTTGGTCTTCACCACTAAATTCAGTAGCTGCACTACTACCTAAATCAATAGGATAAAATGCTACAAGCTGCCATTCATTGGTCCAACCATGCTTATCTGGATTTATTTTATCATAAAATGCTACTCCTGACCATTCTGTATCAGGATATAACATTAATAAGTGTTTTATTTTTTTAAAGATTGAGGTTTTCAATCTGCACTGTATGTTTTCTTTCTTTGCCATCTTTTAGACTCCTTAGTTGTTCTTCGTAGTATTCTATTTGTTTAAGTTTAAACTCTTTATCTAATATTTCTTTTATTTCAAAGAACTCATTATTTAGAGTTTGAAAAATGTCTTCAACATCCATAGCTTCTGATTTATCAAATTCAATATTATTCATCCATTGAATAAAATCATTAGCTCCTTTAAATGCTATATCACTTTTAAATTGATTTTTTATAAAAGATTGAGTTACATCTCTTATTGATGATGATGAAGGACCATAATCATTAACTATTGTATCTTTAATATCTTTAAAATTACCAATTATACAATATAATCTATTTAATAGTTTTTCACATTTTTCTCCTGTTTCTGGGTTATCTCTTTCTTTTGTTAAGTACCATAAATAATAATTAGCATTAACTGTGTATTCAGAATGAAAGTTTGAATATCTATCTTTTTCAATTACTGATTTATAGAATTTCCACGAACGTATAATTCCTTCCCAATCACATATTGATTTTTCATATTCATCTTTCCAACCGCCCTCATAATTATTAAGACTATTTTTTGCTTTTTCTACTATATCTAAATCAAGATAATATGCTAATATATATGCTTGATTTAATTCAATAGAGTCATCTTCTATAATATCCATAATCCAATGAGCTATATTAAAATAGTAAGAAGTATGTTCTGAATATCTTGTTGATATTTTTTCACCTGTTATATATTTTAGATTATTTCTTGTATGATATATAACACTAGATAAAGGTTCTGTAACATAATCTTTCTTTCTTGCTGATGGTAATTTTAAATCTATTGCAGAAAATTTATCAGTTCCATCTTCATTAGAAAGTTTATCAGAAAAATTATATTTCAAAAAATAATCATTATAATTATACATACAAGATGTATTATCACCTTTATCAAACATAAGATGTCTAATATCTTTATCAAAAAGTATTAATCCCATATGTTCAAAAGATTCTGGACTATGATGAGGACTTCTATAATTCCAAGAATTTAAAAATGTTCTCATTCTCCATAAAAACCCGTTAAAATTATAGTTAGTTATAGAAGCTCTTATACCTGTTTCCATACCTGCAAGACAAGCATTACCATTTGATATATGCGGATGTTGTGCTAATGCAAATGAAGTTGTTAATTCATTATTTAGTATACATGGCATTTTAACATAAAATGACCAATACCATTTATCAAAGCCTCCATTTATTAATCTAAGATAATAATCGCCTAATCTAAAGATTTTCTTTCTTTTTAGTTTTACATCTTTAAATTTAAACCATAATTCTATAGAATCTTTTTTTATATTTAAACCATTTGATTTAGTTTCTTCTGTATGATAAAAACCTTCTACAAACTCACAATTTGTTTGTGGACAATCTGTATTTATTAACTCTGATATATTATAATTTTCAGGTGGTCTTGTATAATCTTCTTCTTTACAATTGAACTTTTCTATTATATCATCAATAGTTTTATTATCTCTTTGAAATAACATATTTAATAATTCTACAAGTGTTTCTTTCAATTTATTTACCTCTACTTTCTCTTGTTTAAAAGAGAGCCTCACCGATGTCTTACTATAGCTGAGGTCCCAAAACTTCCCTCTTACGGAAATCTATAGCATTACTTTGCGTATGCAGTGTTAGGCAGTATACTTACGCTATATCTTTTAACCTATGCGAAATAGGTACCTTCATGCTTCATCGACTTATTAGTATTACTTGGCTTATTGGCTCTCTTTTAATTGTTATCTGTCTCTATTAATTACCACTTTTATTAGATGCATTTTGTATATCAATAGAATCGCCTTCTTCTATAGCTGTACTTGCTGCTACATCTTTAGCATTTCCATTTTTATCTTTAAACATTATAACAGCATTAGCCATTGAAATGTTTTCTGCTTCTAATAATACTCCTAATGTAGCGTGGTCACTTACATTAAGTGGTGTTACTCTACCTCTTGTGTAACTATCAAGATAGAATATTCCTTCTGATGCCATATGAACATCCTTTTCTTTGGTGTTATTTAAGAGTGAGCCTGACAAGCAACACCAAATTTAACTTATCAGGCTCTAGAGGCAAACTGGTTTGTCCGCCTAATATTTAATTTTATTAGAAAGAAAGGGAAAGCGATTCACGTGACGACTTACATCCCCTCCTTTCAAATCTTGGCATACATTGCTTTGGACCACTAGTGTTCGAATCCTCCGCCCAGGGTATGCCAGCCAGGTCTTTAATCAAGCCTATATGTATTTATCTTTAATAAAACTTTATAACATATGGCTACTAATAATAATTTCAACCATATTGTTATGGCTGATTCAATTATAAATGCAATATCATAATACATATTCATTTATTCTCCTTTTTATTTATTATATAATTTGGGGGAAATAGAGCTGTACTTAATAGTGCGGATAAGATGTGTGCAAATGGAAAAGCACAGCTCTATTGATATGATATGATTTAGTTTCAAATAGGACGCAATCTGCGTGTAAGAATAAGACACGTGTACAACTAATAAGGATTAAAATGTTGTACGAAACGCCCCGTCTGCTCTCACGAAATGCGGAATAATATAAACACATCAACAAGTAAAAGACTTTAGACCACTTGTTAACAGCTCTCAACTAAATTATATCATCTAAGGGATGGTCTACTGCCTCTATGACCAGAGGTTCTAATAGACCAAATTTCTTTTTTCTTAGGTATTCTTTATCTGGTTCATCTATAAAACTAAATGAACAGCCAAATACTTCTTCCCAAGGTTTTAAATGTTTTTCCCACCTTTTATAATAAGATTTGTATGCATTTAATTTACAAGCATACTCATCAGTATAAAAACCTTCGTTATCATACTCAGGTTTACCAGGCGGCTTTGGTGGAAAACCACCTGGTTTTACTATATTACTACTCACACGATAGCCTTTAATATAATAAAGATAAGGTACATAGCACCTAATATTAAAAATGCTGCTATTAATGCATCTATTACTAATGTTATAAATATTTTCATTTATTTCTCCTTTTTATGCTCTTTATCCTTGCTTATAAGGTAATATTGGTATGTCATCAAAATCTTCCTCAAGATTTGTAAGTCTCGTTTCAAGTTCTTTACCCGCTTCAACACATTTAACTAATATATCTCCACCAGTTTCAAGTTCTGCTACTTTTGATTCAAGTTCTGTAACTGATTTTTGTAGGTTGACGAGGCTCTTTGCAACCACTAATACTTTTTTATCACTCATGGTACTCTTATTGCCTAATATACTTCTTATATATTTTATAGGACTTGTAAACAATCCGCTAACTATTAATTTAATACCTTTTATTATATCTTTCATTTATTTCTCCTTATTGGACCCAATAATAGTAACTATTAACAGTTAATCTAGCAGATTAACCTTAGGCTTCTCCTATCGATAATAGTCACTATTACTGGCTGTTTTGTCCGTTAATGATAGGTCTATAGTGGTATATCCTATCAAGTTTATTTATTATATTTAGATTTGTTATACCATAAGTAGTATAACTGTTTTTTACTCATCTTCTTAAACTTACTAACAGGTTCATTAGGCCACCTAATGGTAGCCCAACGAACTAACTGCGATTTATGTCTAAGAAGACATTTGTGTCTAATCATTTAAAAATTCAGCTTCATCTTTACGCATTCTATCCTGAATCTGTTTATCTTTAGCCTTTTGTTCACGATGCCAATCATATTCTTTTCTGGCTACTGATTCACCATATAATTCAGCTTCTATTTGAGCTAATTCTATTTGTGTAGGCTCATCACTAATAAAGTTAAAATCGCCTAAGTCTATAGGTTTTAGACTTTCAAGAGATAACTGTAATTCATTAATGTCTCTTGATTGTTTCTTTAATTCGTTATAGACATCTTTGTCTAATCTTATATATTTATCTTGATGTCCAAGATAAAACACTGCCCTGCTCAATAATTTAAAAGGCAATAAAACTATCATAATAGGTAATAAAATGATTGCTTTGATAGTGTATTTAACCTCTGATAAAATACTTCTTTTTTCGATATATTTAGCTCTTTTCATTGATACTCCTTAAGGTAATTGTTTGGTGTTATTTATTGTTTATGTGTAGTAATATATAAAATAGTACTGTTTCACACTTATATATAGAGAGAAAGAGTAGAATGTATTATCCTACTCTTATCTCTATTAAGTTCGGTTCAGATTAACTGAAAAGGTCGAAGACCTCATCAGATTTATCTGTATCGAATGATTTAGCTGGACCAAACCAAAGTTTTTCAGGGAATGTCATCTTTTCACCTGTTTTTGGGTTAAAAGATGATGATTCTTCGAAAAACTTGACTTGCCAATCAGGCTTTATCGATTGGACAAGGGTTTGAAGTTCAGCAAGCTTAGACTCATCATAAACATCGTGATTGATAAGTTTAGCTGTGAAGCCGTTCGCTTTGTTTTTACAAGGCTGAATAGCAAACTTATCCGATGTGCCAATGATGGGGATAAGCAGAGTTTTAAGTAATTCAATTAATTCTTTCATTTTATGTTTCTCCTAAATTAAAGGGTTAATTAATTAGTTAAAACGACACAAGTCGCCAGACTTGCGGGGGTTCGCACCAAGCACGTTGATGCTTTGCAATCAAAGGGGGATAGCTGGGTCCTTGTCTTAGAGTCTGACTAAGACCTGAGGTGAAAGTAACACGAGTAAGTACTACAGCAAGGGTTACTTTCAACGAAGTAAGGACCCCTACCCCGTGATTTTCAACGGGTGCGGTGCACTATATCTCTGCCACACACATTCTCGTGCTATTTTTTCAAAAACCAACCTAATTAGTGTATTTATCGTCGTAGCACCAGTAAAATGGGACCCCTATTGGTATATTTTTTATTTTTTTCTTGCAAAATTGGCTTATATACACTAAGTTTATCCCGCGCTTTTGCGGTAACTAACTCAGTTACTGCTATACCTAGGTAAGTAAGTAGGTCGTTGTCAGGTGTACTAGGTCCTTTTTTAATAAACTATTAGGAATATAGTAGTTACTTGTGTATATTAAGTTGATAATTTATATAAATTTTTAACAATTGGGGAATACATGAGTGATTTAGTAATAAAACATGCAGGAACAACTCAAACACAGGGTTCTCAAGGCCCTATCAGTCCTGGAGCTGAGTTAGGTCAGTCAGGTGCTGCATATATTGGTGATACGGGAACATTAACTCCTACAGATGGTAAAATCTTTGTAGCTATACAGATTATTGAAGATGCGGTTTTTAATAGTACAAATGGCTTAAAATCTGAAGATGACACAAAATGGCCAAATACGCAGTCTGCAGCAACTGCAATAGATAGTGATAGTGAAGTAGTTGATTCTGTAACATTTCCTGCTGGAATGACTATTTATGGTAGATGGAATCAAATCATACTAGCTTCTGGCAAAGTAATAGCTTACTTAGGTTAATTTATGCCTAAATTAGGATTAGGCAATAAATCGACCAATTCTGGTCTAATAACACCTGGTATAGTAGCAGATAACCTCGTATTAAAGCATAATTACAATGCAGGTAGTGTACATCTTGTAAGTGATGGTGCTACATATTTTGATGGTAGTGGTGACAGAGTTAATATAGGAGTAATAAATACTCCTTCAAATGCATTTAGTATGGGGTGTTGGTTTAAAATACTAACAGGTCAATTAGAGGAACGTCCAACATTAATGGGAAGGGCAACTTGGAGTGGAAGTCATACTCATGGTGTAATATTAAGGTTTGATACTGATTCTTCTGCTAGCGATACAACTGTGCCAACTGTATCAATTGGGGATGATACTGCTTCTACAGGACAAGACTTTTCTACTTCACCTACAAGAGATGTATGGAATCATATTATGATAACGGTGGATGGTGAAGCTACAGGTTCTAAAACTTTAAAATGTTACTTAAACGGAGTGCTTGATGCCACTAAAACAAGCGTAAGGTATCAAACAGATACTGATGCAACTACAGAGTTTCAAATAGGAAAAGCAGAAAACTTAAATGCAGGAGATTCAGAATTTAGAGGATATATATGTAATGCTGGTATGTGGGATGTAGAACTAACACAAGCACAAATTAAATCTATAATGAACAAGAATTATGCTGGATTAACAGACAGCGAAAAAACAAACTTAGTATCATGGTGGAATTTAAGTAGCGATGCTAATGATTCACATGGTTCAAACAATGGGACACTTTCATAATGGCAGCTACAATACAAACAATAGTAAAACCAACACGAGCAAGAGGACTAGATACCTCTGGTAATAACAATCATGCACAAATATATTCAGGTAGAGCATTAGAGTTTGATGGTGTCACCGATTATTTAAATGTAAATGGTGGGAGTGTTTT